AGAGATTTTGCAACATCAATAATAGTTTTAGCATTAGACTTCTGGATAGTATTGCCAAATGCTTTCTTTGCAAATTTAACCTTATCATCATAAGATAAAGGATTCTTTTTTGCATCTTGTGTGTGAGTCAAGAAGACCATAGGATCTGCTTTTAGACGGCCAGCTTCATCTGTAACTTTATCTATAAGTTTTTCATGACCTACGGTAATAGGGTTCATTCGACCGTACGAAATCACTACTGTGTTCTTCATAACAGCTTCTTCAATAGTTGGTTCGGTATCGATGTATTTAGAAGGATCAAATTCCTTGAAACCTTTTAACTTCTTTTTATCTGGTGGCGTTGCCATTAGTTAATCCTAAGATTGTAATATTTGCTTTATTTATAATTTTCATGAAAAGAAGGTATAAATGGGTAGTTTCTGGCTGCAGAACCGCTCCAAATAGTAGATTGTCTCAACCATCCTATCGCTGGTGTTGGAGAAGCGATTGATAATGGCACAGCTGTTCTTCTTTGATTGACTAAAAAGTAATCGTTATCTACTGCACTGTAAATTCCCTGTCTTTCAAGTTCATCAATAAGATATCTGGCAGTCTTTTTTGTAATTGCGTATGCATGAGCACCTTCATGTCCAATTATATCAATAATTTGCTGCGGTGGACCTGCTTTAACATGATTATATTTCTGAGGATCTGTTACCTTATAACCCAATACTACAATTCTGTTTTCTGGAATGTCTATCATTAACGGTTGTAGCATCAATGCATCATGTTCTAAAACAATACCGACATCTTCTGGCCCGTCTGCTATGTTCTTCCAAATGCTAAAATGACCTGCCGTACAGCACATTGCTTTGTCTGCAGCTGACACATTTTCTGTATAACGATACTCTGAGGTTGGTAAATTCTTAATTCCTGTCTTACCAAAAGCCATTCTACCATCCATTTTATGATAGCCATTAAAGTAAGTCCAGGATAAACCTATCTTATCACAAGAGTCTGAGCAAGTCTTTGCATACTCATTGGAGATAGGATTGTCAATTTTTAAAATGTGAGCTTTAATCGATTGCATAATTTATATTGCCTTATCATATGAAACACTATTTGCATGACCAGTAGAACCCCACTTGTGATCTGCATATACCTTATCTGGTCCATTATATCTCGTAGCACTGCCATGATAAAATAGTGGAATAAAGTAATGTGATGGCCAAATAGTAAGTTTGTGTTTCCAATTAACAACGTGATCTGCTAAAAATGCATTACCGGTTGATCTAAATGGTTCTGGGCTTAACTGATGTGGCTGAACTTTGTGTAACGTATCAATAACGTGTTTAACAAATTCATTACCTGGGTTGCAAGCCATAATAGGTTGAATAAAATTATGGCGGCCTGCTTCATTTTCATAACAAGAGTAGGCATGATCAGATGGTGCTGTAAACAATTCATCGGTATTTTCTAAGCATACCATATCAGCTTCTGGCCAAAAGCCACCATTCTCATATAGCAATTCATAACGAATTAAATCTGATACACCTGGCCATTTGCGCGTATTATAATAATGATTTATAAGATGTTGGTTGTGCCATTTACGAGCCCTAAGCATCTCATCAGTAAAGATAGAATATTCCCAATCAGGATGCTTTTCTTTCCAAGTATTTAACCATGCCATAGGAGCAGGCTTTGGTCCAATCCAAATCTGAGTTAACTTCTTTTCAATATTCATAATTAATCTCTCACAAAAATCGCATCCATTGAAGTCTTTTTAACTAACTTATAACCAATCGATTCTAAGAATTCTCTACCACATTCTCTTTCGGTAATAACAACTGGATTGCATTTTTCAATTAAATTGATAGCACCTTTTAATGCTTCCGGTTCATAACCTTCAAGGTCAAAATGAATTAGATCGCATTTATCAAGACCTAAGCTATCTATAGTAATCATCATTACTGCGCCAGGATTTTCATTTACTGTATACATACCAACGTTATTTTCTTCACCGGGTGCTGTTGGTGAATCAAGACTTACTAATTTTTTAGAAGAGCCTAATGCTGCGTTTTGGTGATAAATTCCAGGAACAGCACAGTTTCTTTCTAAACAATAATAGTTAACTGGATCTGGTTCAAATGTATATACTCTATCAAAATGATTTTTGTAGAATCTTGGATACATGCCACAGCATCCACCGGCTTGTACAACCACATCTCGAGCTTTTACATATTTAAGAAATGATTCACGGTCACGAATCCAATCTTGGAGTGGCCAATGAAATGCATTAAAATCTCGAATTGGCCATAGAAGCTGATCTACACCTTCTATGTTTACTTTTCTCATAGCTAATTGATTATTCATTATTTCACCACATACCAAATAAAATCTTGTTCTTTTTTGTAATCTTGACCAAAATGTTTTTCTACTGCAGATTTTACTGTTGGCCAATGTATATCGTGACCAATTACGTATCCACCTTTTTTAACTTTTGGCATCCAATGTATAATGTCTGCATCTACACCTTCAAATGAATGATCTGCATCTATGAATACGAAATCTAAGCTTTCATCTTCAATTAGCTTTGACGCGTCATTCGTAAATCCACGGTAAATAGTTGCTCTTCCATTTGTAGTATCACAAAATGCTTTTACATCTGCATAATATCTTTCATGCTCCCACGCAAGACCATCTTCACCTGGAATATATTTTTGTGGCCCGCCGTTTGATTCTTGCTGTGCATATAAGTCAACACCAAACAAACGAAGATTTTGACAATTATTAACTAGATGTTTAAAAGTTTCACCATACCATACACCAAGTTCGGCGCCAATGGTCCAGTTGTTTTCTTTTACAAACCGTTCTAATGTAGACCATCTATACGTATTTCCGCCGTCATGCCCGCGGTCTTTAATCATTCCCATAATATTAATCCTATTTTAGTAAACAAAAAGGACAGCCGAAGCCGTCCTTTTATTTATAACTCATTTATAAACATCTTATCTTGTTACTTCTTCCCAGTCCATTGAACCGTGAACTACTTCAGTATTAGTTGATGCTGATACCGCAAGCGTTAGAGATACAGGTGTACCTGCTAATCCATTTCTTCTTAATTGAAACTTAAACAGAGCATCTCTAAAAATATTTATAGCGGGTGCGTCTTGTGTATTAGATGTAAAATATCCGCTAGCTAATATTTTTCCACCTGAAACAGCAGTTCCGGCAAGGGTGTATTCAATTGAAGAATCTGCTCCTGGGTCTGACCAAGAACCTGTTGTAACGGTTGCGCCTTCAATAATTCTCCATGAGTATATACCCGTGGCTACACCCATTACTGCTACTGCAGTTGGAATAACAACTGCGTCTAATGCAGTAGATTTAAGTCTGATTGATACAACAGGATAATATGTTCCAGCGGTTGCTAAAGATTTTGGTGCTGTAATAGCGGTGCCGACAGCTCGTTGAGTACCTCTAAGTTCGTAACCGCCTTCAGATATAACCGTAGAGCATATTTGTTTAAGAGTACTTGATGAACCTGTCGCGCTATTATTTTTTATCTCATAACGAAGTGGAAGCGAAGCAGTTGTCATGTATGTTGACGTAATACTGTTTGCATGATGAAAACTGTGAGCATGTATAAATTCGCCATTTATTACAAACCCACATCTGACAGATCCTACACCTAACCATTCTATGTCGATGAACAAAATATGCGCTTTAGATATATCAAGAGTAAGTCCAGATGGTCCAGCACCATCTAAAGAATCCATGTTCCAGTCGTTCTTGTGAATTCTAGTATCAACAGCAACTCCACTATTGTAAGATCTTCTTACGAAATATAAGTCACTTCCATCAAGTTCTAGGTATATGCCGTTTTGTGCACCAAAATATCCAACTCTTTGGCGAAGACCTTCCTTTGCCGTGTTCATCACAAACGTACTAAATGTTTGCAACGATTTACCTGGTTGGTAAGAAAACACCATAGATGTCTCTCTTATTACTTCAGAGTTTGCAGCAGTATCAACAACAAGATTTACAAGACCTTCGTTTGCAGAAAAAGAAGCTGTTCCGCCACCAACAACAGCCGTGTCCCATAGACCGTTATCTCTATAACGATGCGAAGAATCAAACATTGTAAGTGGTGTTGAAACTCTTGCTCGTCCAAAAGCATCAACAGCCATTCCTGATGGATTTGCTGGACCAACATTGTTTCCATATTGGTCTGCAAGCATTACTACTTCGAAAAGAGATTTATTATTTTCTAAATAGAGGTGATTGTTTTTATTAAATTGAGCCATTAGCGTTGCCATCCTTTGATATATTTGTCTGAGAAGTTAGCATTACTAAATCCCAATCTATCTACAAGTTTAACAGCGTTTTTGCCCATCTTATCGATAGCAACGAATCCTTCTTGTTCTGTTACTTGATATCCGTCAGCGGTCTTTAGGAATGTACCAATAGTTTTTGCTTTATCTAGCTTGCCAATAATCATAAGCTTTGCGTCAATAATCAAATTATACAAATCAAACATAGCTACAATTTGTGCAGGCGGAGTTTTTTTGAAATATTCTAAAGTAGAATCTCTTTTTGCAATCTTACTAGCTTTACCTTTATCGGTCTTAAGCTTATTTGCTTCTGCATCGTAATAATCTGCAATGTATTTTTCTAGATCTCTTACAAACGTTTTTGTATTTTTAATTCTTTCGCCTTGACGAATTTTAGAATTAACAAATGTTTTTACTTTTACTAGAGTATCTTCGTTGTCTGAAATACCATTAAATGTTTCTTTTTTAATGGTATTGAATAATTTTCCAGCTCGAGAAAGAATGTCTGTTACTTCTTTAGTTTCTGATGCTGTAAAGTTTGCTGTGCCAGATACATCTCTATATAATGCATCTACCGACCAAACGCCTTTTACTTTCTTGAGGCCAGAAGCAATCTCCTCTCCAAAGCTTGCAGACATTTCTTCAAAACTTGATCCTCGGTATGTAGTGTGCCAGACCACTCCGATTTTGGATCCGAGTATTTCCGCACCGAGTTTTGAGTTCTTAGGTACCGCATAAACAATCGTATTAGGATGGAAAGTAATATGTGGTTCACCTTCAATGTCCACCACTTTAAGATCTTCTTTAGCATATAGAAAGTCACCTTGTACTACGCCTTTAATGCCAAGTTTTGGTAACTCAGCTAGCGCTAGTTTTAATTTTGTATTCAAATCACCGGAAGTATCAGCATCTACATCAGCTGATGTTTTATATACCTTTGGGTTTTTATTAAAGATACCCTTTTTAGCAACAAAGAACTTACCATCTGATGGATCAATGCCAGCAAATACAGCTGGTGCGCCATCCCATTTAACAGTAACGTTTACTTTTGATTTTGCAGTACCAGCAAGCATGTCGCGTAGCGCGCGCAGGAAGTTAATAGAATCACGAGTTCCATCTACACCTGCATTAAGGATGTTATCCTCGAGGTGCTCCATGTGAGTGTTCTTAGACTCAACTAAGTAACTTTTAAATGATAACATTACACTTTTCTAACTCGCTGGTGTGTGAACGGGTTTTTCTTTGTAGTTCCAGGTTTAAGAGAGTACGGACTATTAGCCATAGTTTTTACTTTAACTTCTGGTTGAATTTCATATTGGCTTGTACGAATACCAACTCGCATTCTAAAATCGCCTTTACCACCAAACATAGGAACGTCTGCTGCAATACCAAGAGGATCCTCATTGCTAAGTCTATAAAAATCGTCATCAGCTTGTAGATAATAAACTGGTTCTGCTTTTCCGCCGCCAGCGTAGTGGTCTCTAACAACTTTACCTAAATCTTGGTTTGGTACTGTTACAATATACTGATCAGCTTGCTTGCTCATGTAAGCTTTCATTTCAGCATGATTTACAGTATCTTTATCAGTTTTTTGAGGACCAACGTTTGTATTTAGCTTAGTTTTTCCTGTAGCTTTTAATATATCTTTTACGAATTTATCAGCATGCTTATCAAGCATTTTTGCTATA